CTGTGGGTGTCTTATAGTAGTCTCCCGGTTCTAGCCCTCCTGCTACCGCGTCCTCATCGTTACTATAAATCGGAGCCGTGGCGATGATCGTTCCCATCACCAACCTGTCGCGGATCAGTTCGTTTAATGTCTCATTGGTGACCGGCGTTCCGGGTGTTACTCCGGGAGTCGTTGGGGTTGAGCCTACGCCGATCTGCGGGAGTCCACTTTCGTATTGCCCGAAATCCAGCTCCGGATCATTGGCGACAAAATCAGGGATCGGGCTATCAGTAATTTCCACCAGAACGGCGCGGGTATAACCTGTTACTAAGTCGTAATTCATCCCGGCGGCCATGTAATATTTACCGTCATCGTACACATCCCAAACCGATAAAGGATTGATCAGGTCGTTGATCTCGCCCTCAATGATATAATAGGGTTTCTGGTAGAGTCTCAGTATCTCTTCGGAGATGATCGTTAACAGGGGTTTATCTTCGATCAATGGAGTGGACCAACTAACCGTCGGGGTTACGCCGTCCTCCCGGTAGATCGTTCCCATGTAAGCGTCTGACGTATCATCGGCGTTAAACACCTCAATCGTGTCCGGCTCATACCGGTAATTCGCGGGATTGACCGATATATAATATTCTCCTTTCGCTGTTTCCGATTCCGGCTTATTAACCGTCAGGTAAGGCGTGTTATAAACCGTGATATAACTGGTTGAGGGGGCGCGGCGAGTATCGAACCCTTCATAGATAAATAATTCGAGATCGCCATCTTCCGGTATCGGCGGGAGTATCAACTCATAAACCCCGGATCGTTTGGTTGTGGCAAGCTCCTTTATCGTATGGCTGAATCTTACCGTTACGGCTGACTGCACCCATCCATCGAGCTTACCTAAATAGTAAACACCGGATGCGGTCGTTAGCTTAAACTGATAAACCGGGCTGGCAAACTCATTTAAAGAATAAGAAGATCCGGAAAAGGTGAATGAATCCCCGGTCACTACGTGAATAAGTGGAGATTTGAGGTAGTCGTTTAAATTCCACGTTCCATTCGTAAAGATCGTGATGCTGCCGTCATGCTCTGTGTATTCCAGGGATGGCGATTTAATCCATCCATCCGGGTAGTTCAAAAGGATATTACTCAGGTAGCCGTACTCATACCGGATCTTGACATTCTTATACGGACGGTCCGGTTTTAGGGTGGTATCGGTGCCTAAGAAGCGCGTTTCCTGATAGCCGACATTCTGATACAGATTGCGGGAAATGGTGCCCGCTGCCGTACCGTTCGCATCATACCGAAACCATGTTTTAGTTGAGCCAACTAGGTCGATCACCCGGTAAACCTTAAATACCCCGCCCTCCTGTCGGATCTGCATTCCGAAGTTTCGAAGTACAGAGGTCAGCACATCCAGAGCCGTTTTAGGTACGCTTCTTTCTCCTAAATACCGCTCAGAATTGAACTTGCACTGATCTAAGGTGCTACGTGCTACGTCCATCGAGGCTTCATACACCTGACAGAGCGTATGCAATTCTATCCCATCTTTATAGACTCTTTTTAAGCAGTAGTATATAATCTGCCGGGGCGAGAGTTTCCCGATATAGAGATCACCTGATTCCTGAGCAAAAGAAAACGCTGATAGTAGAGCTAATCCATCTACCGCTTCAATCGAAGCTAATCTGTTGCCGTCGGTCGTGAAATCTTCGATACATGATGCCGGCTGAATGAACCCGCGCCAGGTGACGTAGTTATCCGAAAGACAAGCGCCGTTTGCATTGACGTATTCCTGTCCTTCCTCCGAAAAGTCAGTATCTGCCGCTGCCTGACTATCCGCATCAGACTGCGATATTTCAGAGGTGTATAATTTAGTATAAGCTAGTTCCTGCCCGTTACCGCCGGGGCATTCTGCGGTAAACATTTCGGACCGTAGGTTTAAATAGGTCGGGTTTTCATACCACAGTACCGATACAGAAGCGTTGATATCTACCGGTTGCGTTAACGTTAAGTCTTTTACGTTGCTGGCCGCCTGATTTGTACCTAGTTGGGAAGTGAAACCCGTTACATCGATCCTGCGCGCTACGGTTCCGGCTGGCCACGCTAATTCACTGTACGCCTCAAACGTTAGTCTGTCTCCTGTGAAAGCCGTAAAAGAAGCCGTTGCGCCGTTAGTGAATAAATCCGCTTCTACAATGGGTGTACCTGTTCCCCCCGGATATCTTTTTACCTGCAAGTTCGCATCAACGTTTGTTCCGTTAAATACCTCGTTCAAAGAAACATTCACGGTTACCGGCTCACCTAACGCCGGGATCTTCTTTACCTCGCATAACCAGGCTAATTCATCATCGGAATAAAAGTCTAAGGAAGAAAATGACTGATTAGCGATGAGGTTAAAAACGGCTCTTGATCCGATAATCGGCTTGATCTTGTCGGAATCTAGATTGTCATAGTCTATTTGAATAGCGTTGGCAGCAGCGCCTATCTCTGTGGCCGGACCTTCATAATCCCGTAGCTTGAAGTCCACCTGCAAGGCTTCCCCCTGCAGACTAAACCCCGTAAAGAAATACTTTAATCCGTATGCCACTAATCCCCTCTAAGTATTTGATTACTAAGATAAGGGAAAGTTTGTAAAGTTTGTATTTTGTTTTGTGTTTTAGAACAGTTAGATTTATATCACAATAACCTAACCCCTTAACCCAATGAAAAAGAATGCTATCTTATTTATTGCCCTCGTTTTGATAATATCGCTTTCCGGGTGTGCAAACACTGTTAGTGTGAATGAATGCGTATCAAGTGCCCCGGACGGTTTTTGGTGGGGTTTATGGCATGGATTTACAGCCGGTTTTAGTTTTATCGGTAGTTTGTTAGATAACGATATTGCTGTTTATTCAATAAACAATACCGGCGGTTGGTATGATTTCGGGTTTGTCTTAGGTGCCGGGATCTTGTTTGGCGGTGCCGGTTCAAGTTCTAAATAGTGGAAGATTTCAGCATCTTTGAAGCGTTAATTGTTATATCCTTTATCTTTCTATGTCTGTTGATGGCTGGAAAGGATGAGGATCAGTATTTGTAAAATTGTGGGGTGGTAGCAGTTGGTAGCTCGCAAAGCTCATAACCTTGAGGTCGCGTGTTCGAGTCACGCCCCCGCAACAACCAATGAGGCGAAAGTTCTTTGACTTCCGGATCGGTTTAAAATCAAAAGCCTGGTTAGAAATTACCGGGCTTTTTTTGTGCTTGCATCTATGCTTTTTTATTTCATAGCTTTATAAGATGAAAAAGCTAATCATCCTGATCCTGTTATTGCCGTTGGTTTCTTATGGACAAGCCTTTAAGGGAGCAAAAAAGATCATTATTAAAACAGGTCTGCCAGCAAAGGAAAGTTTTGATCTGGTTGCTAATCAGCTATTGGATTCCGGCTTTGAAATACAGTCAAAAGATAATGACCTGATGACCATCCGAACCTATGAAAAGCCGGGGAAAGGCGTTGCATGTATTCTGAATATCCGCGTGAAAGACGATGAAGTATCTGTAAAGGGAATGTTCCGGATGCCGGATTTAGAGGAAACTTTAACCGAGATCGTTAACCGGGGAATGTCGGGATCAGCTTTTAAACGATCGTTCGACATGATGGATGCTTTCGCCGCCTCGATGAAAAAACCTGTACTTTACGAATAGTTACCCTATTTTATAAGCTGACAGTGATTTTCCACTCCGATTTAATACGGCAATTAGGTCATTACCGTATATCTTAAAGACATACTCCCCTGATGATGGCGCCGATGTGCTGACTTGTGCTGATCTTCCGGTCGGTACATCAAACGAACCGCCGGGCGAACCCATCCCGCCGCCGCTACCCATCGAGTTACCTAATTTTGTAGACCGCGCTTTCACTACCCCGGCTAAAGCGATCAACGCCACACCTGCAGCGATAGCACCCGCCCCGCCCAATGTTTTAAACGATGCTTTGATGGCTAACAGCGCAACCCCGGCAGCGATAGCCATTTGTCCTAGCTGACCTAGGACTGCCCCTAAAGTAGAGAGTAGCGTTGCCCCTAGTGAGGTGACAACATTTGTTCCGCTGGCGAACGCTTCCCCGATAGATTCTCCGATACCCTGGAACGCGGCCCCGATATTATCATTTAGTACGCGGCTTACATCTTCATTAAACTTATTCAGTGTCTCCACCATTGGGCTAATCCATTGCGGCATTCTGGCGGCAATATCTTTCAGCCCTTGTTCAAAAGGTATGAGGTTAGTGGTATTAATACTTTTCATCGAGCCGGTAACCGAGTCTGCTACTCCGGCCATCTGCACCTTTAACCCCTCCGTTACGGGAGTTAACTTTTTAATATCCTCTGCTAGTTTTCCGACAAAGGAAGGTGCCCCGATTTCCAACAGCTCACCAATAGCCTTTTTGTTGGCTGAAATGCTCTGCTCAAAACCTTTGGCGAACGTGTCACCCGCTGCGATCCCTGTAACCTGAATGGTGTTTAACTCAATACCTAATTGCTTGAGTATGTCGGCAGGGGTTTTCTTTTTTTCCTTAGTGCCGCCAAAGGATGCCTCCGGACCCTTGCCTTGATCTTCCAGGAACTTAACGCGTGCATCTTTAAGGGCTTTCATACCCTCAATATATTGTGCTGCAATCGCTTTAGCGTAGTTAATATCCTTTATCCCGGCTATGTCGCGTTTCGCTTGTGCCTGAAGATCCCGAATGGCATTGTTAAAATCTTTTGCGCTTTTTGCGGCGGCTAAGAATCCGGAAACCTGTTTTGAAACATCGGCCTCAATACCTAAGATGTTCTCCAGTTTAAGTTCTGAAGTTGTTGTTTTTCTGGAAACGAGGCCTTGTAACCTATCCGCGATAGAGGCATCAAGTTTAAATTTACTGGCTGCGTTAACTTTTTTATTATAATCAGTGATCTTATCAATCGCCTGATTCATTACGTCGATAGCGCCGGAAAATACACCTGATGTATTTGCCCCGACAGATACGAGCATTTGATCCCACGTATCGCCCAGATTTGATATTTTCCCTGTGAGCGTTTGGGAGATTACCGCCATCGATCCGGTTACACCTTCAGCATCCCCCAGAGCAGTTATGTAACCCCGGATAGCCTCAGATGATTTTGTTACGGTAGTTTGTACACCCTTGAATGTAAATATTACATTTTCGCCCGCATCTTTTGCACGTACCCCGAACTCTTTGAGCCTTTCATACTCTCCGGTTTGTGCATCAATAATCGCTTCGGCTAATTGGTCAAAGCTTTTGCCTGTTGAAGAGGCTAAGTCGCCAAGTTTACGCATCTCATCGCCGGTCGGTTTAAACCCTTGATTTGCCAGCTTGATAAACGCGCCTGTTAATTCAGCAACGCCAAAAGGTGTTTTAGAAGCGAAGTCAGAGATTTCTTTTAGCTTGAGGGATGCTATCGCCTGGCTACCCAGGGTATTACCCAGCACCGCCCTGAATTTTTCGAACTCTGCGGTTGTTTGAAGTATCTGTTTCCCTAAACCGATGATTGCGCCGGCGGAAACCACCCCGGCAATGGTTGACCCGATACCGTCAAATGATTTTGAAACGCCATCGGTTAGTTTCCCGACTTTGCCGCTAAACCCTTTGATGTCAGATTGAGCATCAGTAAGACCTTTCTTAAGACCTTTAAGGCTCGCCCCCATTTCAACCTGTAATTCATTTGCCATTCTTCCTTCTCACCTCTTCCTTATACTCCGCAAATGCTGCTAAAAATGCCGCCTTGTTTACTGGTTGTTTTACCTCTGTTTCTAAAGGCATAAACTTTTCAATCGATTTCGGCAGCTTCTTTGGATCAACATGCGGTCCAATTAAGCTATGCCATGCTATTACCCTGACCTTTTCCCATTCCCTTAACTGCAGCCTGTTATATCCTTGTGCGCGAATACAAAACTCTGCCCATGTGATACCGTAGGTTTGTTCTAAGGTCAGGCCCAGCTCCCCGCAACAGAAGGAAATAACATCTTCTTTCCAGTTAAGGGCTACCCCTTTTTTCCTTTTACTTCGGGAACATCTTTTGTCATGCTCTCGCTAAAGGCGGTCTGGAATTTAACCATCGTTTCCGAACCTAATCCCCCGGTCTCATCGATCCAGTCATACACATCTAACTGGTTAAAGTCAGCATCTTCCCCTTTGCGGATCGCATTGTAAAAAGCGGAGTAATACATGAGTAATGTTAAGCTCTTGATCGGGTTACGCTGTAACTCCTCATCGAACTGCTCTACACCGATATTTAGCTCATCAATGATCTGCCCGATCACCCATAAGCCGAATTTAAAACCCCTCGGCTTCCCACCGATCTCTAACTGAATATAACCGTTCATTAAGCCTCAGGATCTACTTCAACAATTAACCCTGATCCGTCTAAAGTTGCGGAAAAGGTCATGTTCTCACCAGCTGGCGCTTCTTTTGAAAGGTCAGTAATTAAAGCCGTACCGTACTGAGATGCTACCGTTCCGTTAGTGAGTTTCCAGGTTACATACTCGCCTGAGGATTGCTTCTGGAATAAGAAGTCATGTGAGGCTAAAGCCGTGTCGCCTCCTGCGCTCGTGGTATCCACGTATTCGCCATCAACCGAAATAGAATAACTCATCGCACCGACGGTTTTTTGTACGGCTCCGGGCACACACTTATTGATCGTTTCTTTGACCTCTAAGGTTGATTGGAGGCTGTTCGATGTTAAACAGGCAACCGGTCTGTAAGCGGTTCCGTCATGGATGGACAATATTGAATCATCGCCCGAAATGTAAGTTGGCATAGCTTTTTAATTTAATTGGTTTATCTTATGTTCAAATGTTAAAATCGTTCTGTATATCGTGCTGGAGGGTGTATCTTCCACTAAGCTGAACTCATCCTCTTTTTTGCAGGTGACTACCTGAAAATCAGGGCTCAGGTCTAACTGCTCTCCGTTCCTAATAATGGTTAAAATCTCATTGGCAATATCCTCACTCAATTCCATGCCGCCTCCGGTTTTAAACTCGGTCACGATATCTAAATTGATCCGGGCATTACTGATGAACTTTCCTTTTACCGGCTCTTCTGAACTCCGCTGATCGGCAATGACCACGTAATGATCCGGGGCATCCATCGGCGCGCGCTTATCGTAAATCGGAACGGAGATACCCGCTAAAGCAGCCAGGTAAGCAGTCCGTAAAGGCTTCGATGTGTTCCTCATTTAGTGACCCGGTTTAGTAAATCTGTTAAATCCTTTACAACGTTTTTTCGTTCTTTGATAAAGGCCGGTATTAAATAAGGTTGCGGCGGTATGCCTGCTCCTTCACCACCTCTTTTAAAAGGCGCTGCCATACTCTCAAATCCTGCCGGAACGCTGACCCTGGACCGTGTTCCAAACTCCAGAAAGGGAGCATGCGGAGCGTTGGCAGATACCACGACGGTAAAGCCGTTATTCAGGATGTCGGATTTAATACTCTGTTTTAATTGACCTAAATCAACGGGCACTTTCATTAACGCTTCCCCTTCAATACTGGAACCCGCATCGAAAATGATTCTTCGGGTTTCCTTTTGCACCTCCGCGTCCATCTTGCGAAGTTTGGCGATCAGTTCTTTTGCCCCTTTAATCATTGATCAGACCCGTTACTTTTAAAAATCTGCCCTCTTCCTGCACGTTTTCAATGCTGTGGATGGTTAAGTCTTGACCATTGTATCTTAAAGTCATGTCTTTGCTGACTGCCTTATCTGCCCGGTATCTCATCTTAAAGACATATCCGGATTGTAAGATTGTTTGATAGGCTTCCTGACCTCTACTACTTTTTAAAGGTTCAACCTCTGCCCGTGTGATCCAGTAGCTTACCGGCGTACTCTCGACGAATCCGCTGGCGCTTGTGGTTTGGGTATAAGTGAATAACTCGATCGCTTTCATATAAACAGGTTTCGGGAATGGCCCCATGATAGATTTTCAGCCTGTTTAATTAAATCAGGGTTATTATCATAGAAACCCTGTACAGCTATGAGTATGGCTAATTTTATATCTTC